GGCTCCGGCACCATCAGCTTCCCCGGCATCGGCTCGATCCCCGACGCGACCACCTCGTCGAAGGGCGTGGTGCAGGTCGGCACGGGCCTGAGCGTCTCCTCCGGGGTCATCTCCATGACCCCCGCCACGGCCTCGACGCTCGGCGGCGTGAAGATTGGGACCGGCATCTCGCAGAGCTCCGGCACGATCAGCGTCAACATCGCGACGGCCAGCACCGCCGGCGTGGTGAAGATCGACACCTCGGCCGGCCTCACCGTGGACGGCGCCGGCCTGGTCGGCCTGGACACGGCGCAGGTGGCCCTGCTGTCGCAGAACAACACGTTCACGTCCGCGGTCGCCTACTCGCCGGCGACCGCGACGGTGTCGGGCTCCTACACGCCGGCGAACTTCAGCCGCAACGCCTACAGCTGGACCCTCGGCGCGGACTTCTCGCTCCAGAACCCGACGACCGACGCCGCGCAGGGTCAGCTGATCTACGTCGCGCTGCAGAACACCTCGGGCGCCACGCGGTCGCTGACCTCGGTTGGCTCGAAGTTCAAGAACGTGTCATCGATCGCCGTCGGCGCCACGAAGGTGCGGGTGATGACGCTGCTGGCCATCGGCTCGACCCGCTCCTACCTCTGCCTGGGCGTCACGCCCGACATGGACTACTGACGCGGGAGCGTCAGTCCAGCGCGCGGAACGGGTAGGAGCGCTCGTAGCGCTCCGGGTGCTCGCGCCGGCGCCGCCAGGCCTCGCGCTTGGCGGCGACCACCGCCGCGCTCTCCGGGCCGACCGGCTTCGAGGGGTGCGGCGTCTGCACGTTGGTGAGGCCCGGGAGGGCCGCGTAGGTCCGCTCGAGCGCGATGGCGTCGGCCAGGTCGGCGAGGCCCGCCGCGACCACCACGAGGCCCGGCTCGAGGCCGAGGTCGAGCAGCTCGAGCAGCCACTCCACCTTCGCGCACCGCCGCTTGCCGTGGCGCCGGCGCCAGCGGGCGTCGATCAGCTGCGCGCGGGCCCGGGCCGCCGGCCGCTGCGACGTCGACCCGACGTAGCGCGGCCGCCCGTCGCGCGGGTCGGTGAGGAGGTAGACGGCGAACTCGCGCGGGGCAGCGTGGTCGGTGACGGTGGGCATTGCCTGGCTCCTATGCCATGTGATGTGGCCCGTATTTACCCGCGCCCGGGACCGACCTGGGCGAAACGGGCCAAAGGGCGCCGTCAACCCCTGTTCGCCACCTAATGCACGTCGGTGAGTGAATGTTGAGGCGGTGCCCTTGTCTCTGGCCCGCGGTCAGCCCCGTCCCGACCCGGAGAGCAGGCGGTCCGCCTTCGCCCGCGTCGCGCGGGTCTTGACCGCGGCCTCGGCCCGCCGCGCCTCGCGCCGCCCCCTCGCCTGCGCCTTGAGCAGCCGGCCGTGCCCGGACCCGCCCCTCATCGAGCGGCCGCCCGGGGTGTCGTTCAGGCAGAAGGGGTCGGCCAGGCGCTCGAGCGGCATCGCGGCGCGCTCCGCGTCGAAGGCGTCCTCCTCCGAGGGCAGCTTGGCGACGATGGTGGTGGTCCAGGTGGCCGGCTCGAAGCCGGGCCAGGTCATCGCGAGGCGCAGGCGGACGCCGGAGCCGCGGTAGCCGCCGCGGACGCGCCGCACCGACGACTTGCCGACGTAGTAGAACCCGCTCGGGTGGCGGGTCTCGTACACGCAGAAGACGTCGCGCTCGCTCACTGCAGCAGGTGCCAGTCCAGGGCGGCCTCGAGGCGCTCGCCGAGCTCCTCCACGCGCGCCAGGGTCTCGAGGTCGGTCACGGTCTCCACGAGGGCGCTCAGGAGGGCGTGGCAGTCCTCGAGCAGCTCGACGACGTCCTCCTCGCTGAGGTCGTCGGCCGTGGCCTCCATCGGCGACGGGTGCACGTCCTGCGGCCGGTCGTCGGCGAGCGCGTCGGCGGCCTCCTCCACGGGGTCGGGTCGGGTCTGAGACAAGGCGGGCTCCATCTGGCTGCGTGGGCGTATTTACCGGGGAGCCGGTCCGAAGTTGGCCGCGTCACGCCGGACGGCGAGCGGGCCGGCAGCCCTGCGCCCGCGGCGCAACGAAAGGGTCGCGCGCCGACGCGAGGCGCCGAGCGCAGCGACGGCGGTGAGCGTGGTCGCGTCGACCGCGGGCACCGCCCGCCACCGGACAGGCCTGACCTCATCGGCTCGGGCGGTGCCCTCGCCCGGTGGACGCGTCGCCTGCGGGCGGGCAAGCCGCCCTGGTCGCCGGCCCACCGCCGGGTGTGCCGCGAGCGGCCAGGTACGTCGCGGACCAGATATACCTATTGAAGAGACACTATATGTGGTCCACCGCGTACCTGACGCGGCCAACTTCGGGCGTGAAGTTCGGACCGACCTAGACCCGGAGGGCACAAAGCGGCCAACTTCGGTTAAATAGGCGCGTCAACCATCAGTTCAGCCCGTCGCCAACCGCGTCTCGTCAAGTTGGCGCTTGGGCTGGGCGTGGATTCACAGTTTCTCTCAGGGCTCCCTCGCGGAGCTCAGTGCAAGGCCCGCTGGGAAGCGGGCCGTCGGGCGGCGGGTCCTCACGGGCCCACGGCGCGCGGGCTGAACTGATGGCTGACCGGCGACGCCAACCGCCGCGAGAACAACGCCCCTGAGAGACCGACCATGCCACGGAAGAAGACCGGCCTGCGCCTGGCAGAGCTGACACCCACGCCCGCGAAGGCCTCCGCCTTCGTCCGCACCCTCCTGTTCGCGCACCGCGCCTGGCTCGCCGCCGAGGCCCGCCGCCAGCCCGTGCGCCCGATCTCCCTGACGCGGCTCTACAGCACGGCCCACCGCCGCGACCGGGACGCCGTCGTCGCCGCCCTCTCGGTCTTCTTCGAGCGGGTGTCCCGCGGCAACAACGCCCCCGGGTCGGCCTGCGCGTCCATCTGGCGCCGGCGGCCGGAGCCGACCATGCGCCTGGACTCGCCGCGCTTCCGCCTCCTCCTGGCCCTGTTCGAGGCCAACGAGGAGGTCTTTGAGGCCACCACGGCGGTGGTCTACTCCAAGAAGGACGACCACCCGCTGGCCGTCAAGCGCCTGCGGGTCACCAGCCTCGTGGTGCCGGCCGAGCACCGCGCGGCGTTCGACGCCGAGATCCTCCCGGTCCTCCGCGACCTCGCCCTCACCTGAGACACACCACATGAGCACCGTCAACACCCCCGCCTCCTTCGACGCTACGCGTCGCGCCAAGCTCGCCGCCCTCGTGCGTGACGCCCTGAGCCTGAACTCTGCCAACGGCCGCGGCGACCCCGGGGCCATCCACTGGTGGGTCCGCGCCGAGGCGGCCGTCTGGTGGGCCGGCAAGCGCGGCCTGGACCCGGCGGCGTTCCTCGAGGCCTGCGGCGAGGCCGGCGTCCGGCTGCTGACGCACGAGGAGGCCGCTGCGGCGGTCGCAGGCCTCGAGCGGGCGGTCTCCGCCGCCAGGGCCGCCATGGAGCTGGCGAGCTCGGCCGCCTTCGCGGACCTGCTCCCGCGCCTCGAGCCGCGGCCCGTCGCAACGGCGACGGACGAACCCGCGGCAGCTACCGCGTGAGGTTCGCGTGAGCCAGCCGGACGCCCGCATCATCACCGTCGACCTGCCGGTCGTCGAGCACCGCCGCGTGGCCCTGATCGTGACCGACTCGGCCGACCTCGAGGCCCAGGCGGCCGCCCGCAAGGCGCAGCTGCTCGCCGCGATCCCGGCGGCCTTCGCCGAGGCCGTGAGGCGGGCCGACCGGCTGTTGCGCCGCGCAACGGAGGGCGGCCCGCCGGACGCGGCATGATGGCCGCATGCCAGTCACCCTCCGCCTCACCGTCCCCGCCGGCGCGACCCTGTACGTGCCGGACCTCCGCGCCCGCCTCGAGGCGCAGCTGCTCGGCCTGACGCTCCGGCGCGCCCAGGAGGCCCGCCTCGCGTTCGAGCGGGCCTTCGGGTGGTACGGGCTCTGCGCGCCCGTGGTCGCCGACGACCTGACCTGGACCCACGACGCCTGAGGGCCTCCCGGCGGCCGGTAAATAGGTCTCCCCACCCGGAGACCCACATGACCAAGCACACCGCGGAGTCCGCCGCCGCCCTCAACGCCGCCCTGGAGAGCCCCTACGTCAGCCTCAGCTGGCGCGACGGCCGCCAGCCCGAGGAGCACGTCTTCGACGACCACGTCGAGGCGCTGGCCTTCTTCGAGGCCACCCGCGAGCGGATGCTGGCCGAGCAGGCCGCCGGGACGCGGTCCGAGGTGGACGTGCCGACGTTCTTCACCAACCTCGTGGTGCCTGGCTCGGACCTCGGGGTGGGCTACGAGCCCGCCCGCACCGACGTCGTCCTGACCGTCACCGCCGAGTACGCCTTCCCCTCCCGCCGCGAGGCCGAGGACGCCGCGCTGCGCCTCGTCCACTCGTTCGCGGACGTCCCCTTCCCCCGCGCCTCCCTGACCGTGGCCGCCCGCGACGCCGACGGCGCCCTGGCCTTCGTCGAGCGCCCGGCCGCCGGCGACGAGCCGGCCCGCGTCGTCCTGGCGGTCGCGTGACCGACGACCCCGTCACCTCCGTGGACGCCGACGGCGTCGTCACCGAGAGCCGCGGCCGCCGCCCGCGGGGCGCCCCGCCGCGCGTCACCGTCCGCGAGACCAAGGCGCGCGTCCGCGCCGGCGCCAAGCCCTCCCGCCCCTCCGGCGCCGTCCTCGTCCTCGACCTCACCCCCGCCGACGCGGCCGCCGGCGAGGAGGCCCTCCTGGCCCGCGCGCGCCTCGCCGTGGCGGCCTCCGGCACGGACATCACCCGCGTCGCCTGGCGCGTCGGCCCGCGCGTGGTCGCCACCTCCGACCTCGGCCCGCCGCCGGGGTTCGTGCCCGCCGTCGTCGCCCGCCGCCGCGCCGGCTGAGCCCCCGCTGGGCGCTAAATAGGGGCACGGGCGCGTCTTGCCCGCGCACACCCACATCCAGCGCCCATCTCCCGGCCGGGGCCACAGACGACCGGGACACCGAAGGAGGGACCGCCAGTGAAGGCCGACCCCGCCCGCGCGGCCGCCCGCGCCGCCCTCTCCGACGAGGAGAAGATCAGCAAGAGGCGCGCGAAGCGCTACGCCCCCGTCCGCCTGACCGACCGCTCGGTCTTCGACCTGGCGGGCGTGATGACCGCCGAGGAGCTCGCCGAGCTGTTCGGCGTCGACACCGACACCCTCATGGCCCGCCACGGCGAGGCCTTCCGCGCCGGCCGCGCCTCGTACCGGATGGCCCGCCGCCAGCTGCTGGACCGGTTCATCGACGAGGCCGCCGCCGTCACGACCCCCGGCCAGTCCGACCCCAAGGAGCAGCGCCTGTTCCTGGACGCCATCACCCTCTGGATGAAGCGGTACGACGGCCTGGGCTCGCCCGCGACCCGCGCCTCCGCCGCCCTCGAGGCCGCGCTGCCGTCCGTCGCCGGCCTGCAGATCGTGCCCTTCCTCCCGCCCGCCCCCGAGGCCGCCGAGTGAGGCTCGCCCTCATGCCGCACCAGGAGGCGTTCGTCCGGGACGTCACCACGCCGGAGCTCGCGCTCATCGGCGGGTTCGGCTCCGGCAAGACGAAGGCCTTCTGCTACAAGACCATCGTGCTGGCCGGCCTGAACGCCGGCAGCGAGGGGGCCGTCGCCGAGCCGACGAACCACCTCACCCGCACCCACCTCATCCCCAACCTCAAGCTGGCGCTCGAGGAGATGGGCGTCCCGTACACGTTCGAGGCGACCGGCCAGATCTTCCACATGCGCTTCCGCGAGGGGACGACGAAGGTCTACTGCCTCTCCGGCGAGAACTACGAGCGCCTGGTCGGCTACAACCTCGCCTTCTTCGGCTCCGACGAGACCGACACCTCGCCGCACGCGGTCGCCCAGGCGATGTGGGAGAAGGCCGTGTCCCGCGTCCGCGTCGGCCGCTTCCGCCAGATCTTCTCGACCTCCACCCCGGAGGGCTTCAAGTTCCTCCACGACCACTTCGTCACCAAGGCCGACCCGGCGGCGAAGCGGACCATCCACGCCTCGAGCTACGACAACCCGCTGCTGAGCGCCGAGTACCTGGCCGCCATGAAGCGGACGTACACCGAGGCGCAGTGGAAGGTCTGGGCGCTCGGCCAGTTCGGCAACCTGAACTCGCGCCTGGTGTACCACTGCTTCGACCGGGCGCTGAGCCACACCGACCTGACCCTCGGCGGGCTGCCGCGCTCGACCGCGCTGCACGTCGGCATGGACTTCAACATCGACCACATGGCGGCCGTCGTGCACGTCCTGGACGAGCGCGGCCTCCCGCGCGCCGTGGACGAGCTCGTGGGCCTCCGGGACGTCCCGGCCATGATCCAGGCGCTCCGCGACCGGTACGCCGGCCGCCAGGTCACGGTCTACCCCGACGCCTCCGGGCGCAACCGCTCGCCGACCGGCTTCGACTCCTGCCTCGCCCAGCTGCGCCAGGCCGGCCTTTCCATGCGCGTCGGGAGCGCCAACCCGCCCGTCGGGGACCGCGTGAACGCCATGAACGCCATGTTCCTGAACGCGGAGGGCCAGCGCCGGTACCTCGTAAATACTCGCACCTGCCCGACCTACGCGGCCTCCCTGGAGCGCCAGACGTGGGTCAGGGGCGAGCCCGACAAGTCGAACAACGTCGACCACCCGCTGGACGCGGCCGGCTACTTCATCCACAGCGCCTTCCCGCTCACGGGGCGGCCCACCCTGAGGAACACCTGACGTGACCCAGCTCACCAAGCTCACCGACCTCTTCGACGCGGACCAGCGCGCCCTCGCGACCCGCGCCCTCGACTACTACGACGGGCACTCGCGCAAGCACCTGGAGGCCTTCCTCCGCGTCCAGCGCAAGAACGCCCTCAAGAAGGGCCTGACGCCGCGCACCCGGAACATCGTCAAGATGGTCGCCGACAAGTCCGGCCTGCTGTTCTCCGGCCGCGCGCCGCTGGTGCAGGTGTGGCGTGGCGGGGCGGAGGACGTCAACGCCTCGGCCGAGGTCCTCGACGTGCTGGCATCCGCCGACTGGGTGGAGTACTTCACCAACCTCGACGTCGTCGTGCGCCTGCTCAAGACGGCCTACGTGCTCGTCCAGGTGGACCCCGAGACCGGCGCCTGGATGCTGGAGACCCTGGACCGCCACAACGCCGCGATCGTCCTCGACGACTTCCGCCGCCCGGCCCTCCTGGTCTACGCGACCGGCGCGACCGCGGACGGCGCGACCTACCGCGTCTGGACGCGGGCGGACGTGCGCGACGTCGTCGTCGACCCCCACGGCAACGAGACCGTCGTGGCCACCCGCGAGAACCCGCTCGGCCTGATCCCGATCGCCGGCTTCCACGACACCTCCGTGCCGCGCGAGGGCGCCTGGAACCCGATCCCCGAGGACCTGATCGAGATCAACGACATCTACAACCTGCACGTCACGGACGCCGAGTACGCCAGCATGTGGGCGAAGCAGCCCACCCTGTTCACGAACGCGGTCATCCAGGGCGGCACGGGCGGGCAGATGGAGGCCTGCGAGGTCTTCGGGCAGCCGCTGCCGCGCTGGATGCCGAGCAACGACCCCGGCTTCGTCGGCGGCCCCGGCACCGTGGTCGCGGTCGACGTGCCCTCCGGCGGCTCGGTCTTCCTGGAGTACCGCGCGCCCGTCGTGGCGCTGCAGCCCCTCGACGAGATGGTCAACCGCTGGGTGGCGGACTACGCCGCCGACTGGAGCGTCAACATCTCCGCGGCCGGCGACGGCTCCGCGACCTCCGGCTTCCAGCTGGTGGTCCAGGAGATGCCGGCGCTGGACCTGCGCCGCCACCGCCAGCGCATGTTCGAGGCCGGCTTCAAGCGGCTCTACAAGGTGATGGCCGCCGTCGGCGCCACCATCGGCGCCCCGCTGCCGCCGGACGGCGAGCTGTACGTGACCTTCCCCCCGCCGGACCTGCCGGTCGACCCAGCCGCCGTCGAGGACGTGTGGGCGGCCCGCATCGCCGGCGGCCGCGCGTCCCGCGTGGACTACTTCCGCGAGGTGCAGGGGATGACGCAGGAGGAGGCGGTCGCGAAGGCCGCCGAGGTCGCCGCGCAGAACGCGGCGGACGCCCAGGTCGCGGCCGACGCCAAGAGGGCGCGCCAGGCCGCGGCCCTGGACGCCGGCGCCGAGCCGGTGGTCGTGCGCGGGGCGGTGTGACGTGCGAGTCCTCTCCTCCCGCGCCGATGACCCGGTCCACGAGGCGCTGGCCCTGGGGCTGTCCCTCCGCCGCGAGTTCCTGGCCGCCAACCAGGAGCTCGTCGACGCCCTCGCGCCCGACCGCGTGAAGGGGTCGGAGGGGGTCGTGCTGATCTCGGCCCTCGGCGCCGTCGCGCTCTCCCTGCAGTGGCTCGACCGCGACGGCCGGCCGCACGTCGAGCTGATCTCGCGGGTCGTCGCCCGCGCCTGAGGAGCCCGACGTGCCCGGCGTGACGATGGAGATCGACAACGAGACGATGGAGCCGGAGGGCTGGGCGCAGCTGTGCGACGACGTCCTGCAGGCGCTGATCGACATCACGCCCGTGGACACCGGCTTCTGCCAGTCCAACTGGGAGATGGACGTGGAGGACGACCGCGCGACCTTCACCAACGACACCGAGTACGCGTCCTACCTGGACGAGGGCTGGTCGAGCCAGGCGCCGCGCGGCATGACCGGGCCGGTGCTGGCCGCGCTGCCGCGGATGGCCGCGCGCTACCGCTGAGGTTCTCGCGCGCGGACCCACCGGTTCCGCTAAATAGCTGACCTAGACGTCGCGGGGCCGCCTCCCCGCCGCGTCGGCGACCACACCCACACCCACCCAACCTCCCGGACAGGAGAACCGTCGACATGACGACCGAAGCAAGCGCGGCCACGGCCGCGACGACCGAACAACCGACGACCCCCGCGGTCGCGCCCCAGAACGACGACCTGAACAGGGTGGTCCAGGAGCGCGACAACTGGAAGTCCAAGTACCGTGAGCTCGAGCAGACCGCCCGAGACGCCAAGGCCCTGAAGGCCCAGCTCGACGAGGCTATCGTCCAGCGGAGCCAGGCGGTCCAGGAAGGTATGCGGACCCAGGAGGCCCTCGAGGGCCTGCGGACCCAGGTGCGAGACGAGCGCGTGAACAACGCGATCTCTACCGCGCTGAAGGCCGCGGGCGCCAGGAACGAGGCCACCGTGGCCCGCCTCCTGGACCGCTCGGCGCTGGTGTTCGGCCAGGACGGCGCGCTGGACCTCGAGTCCGTCGCGACCCTCGTGGAGGCAGTCAAGTCGTCGGACCCGTACCTCTTCGCGGAGGCGACCGACCCAAACGCCCAGCCGGCGACGAAGCCGGCTACCTCTGGCGGCGGCTCCATGCCCGCGCCCAAGCGTGCTGCCCAGGCTGACGGCCTGTCCAGCGCGCTCGAGGCGGACCTGGCGGCGGCCCGCAAGGAGAAGGACCCGTTCCGGGCCATCGAGCAGGCGCTGCAGAGGCACCGCGCCCGGTCGGCGGCCTGAGGTCCCGGACCAGTAACCATCCCTCACTAGGAGCACAGAATGCCCTTCCTCTCGAACATGACCGACACCACGGCGGTCGACAACAGCATCCAGCTGGCCTATGACGCCGGCTTCCTCGTCGCCACCGGCCAGGCCAACGTGCTCGACCAGTTCGTCGAGTACCGCGCCGACATCGGCGCGAAGTCGATCGAGTTCCCCCGCTACTCGCGCCTGGCGCTGGCCACCACGCCGCTGACCGAGACCGACGACGTCACCCCGGTGGCGATGTCGGACAGCCAGGTCATCCTGACCCCGGCCGAGTACGGCGCGGCCGTCGTGACCACGGCGCTGGCCGACATCCAGACCGGCGGCAAGTCGGGCCTGGGCGCGGTGCGCCTCGCGGGCATCAACATGGGCCAGACCCGCAACCGGCTGGCGACCGCCGCCCTCGAGGCCTCGTCCAACAGCTTCATCGCCGGCACCGCCGGCACCGAGGCCGGCCTGGCCGCGGGCGACATCATGTCGGGCGTGATCCTGAACAAGGTGTACAACAAGCTGTCCCGCGCGAACGTGGACCCCCTGGCCGACGGCATGTACGTCGCGCTGATGCACGACGACGTCATGCACGACCTGCGCGCCGAGAGCGGCTGGGTCGACGTGGCGAAGTACGCCGACGCGGTGTCCGTCCTCAAGAACGAGGTCGGCATGTACAAGGGCTTCCGCATCGTCCGCAACAACGACGCGGCGTTCGCCGACCAGTCCGGCGCCGGCACGGTGGACATGTACAAGTCCTCGTTCCTGGGCTTCAACGGCCTGGGCCTGGCGGTGTCCAAGGAGCCGCGCCTCATCATCAAGCCGACCAACGACCTGCTGAACCGCTTCATGAGCGTGGGCTGGCACGGCGTGTTCCAGTACAAGATCGTGGAACCCAACGCGGTCTGGACGGTCGGCACCGCGTCGAGCGTCGGCGCCAACGCCGCCTAAGTCAGCGCGGCCCGGGAGGGCCGCCGACCTGACCCGAGAGGGGACCACCCGTGAGGGCGCGGTCCCCTCTCTCACATCCAGCCTAAATAGGAGCGCAAGCGATGAGGAAGAGCCCCAAGGCTCCCGCCGCCCCGGCCGCGCCACCCCGCGAGGACCGCAGGTACGTGGTGACGGACCCGATAGCTGGCCACGTGTGCGGCCGCGCGATCTCCCACGTCCGGGGAGACATCGTGCGGCTCTCGCCCGACGAGGCCAAGGTATTCAAGGACCGCATTCTGGAGATCGAGCATGGCCTTCACCTTTGACGCCGACCCGGCGTCCCCCGCCGCCAACGCCTACGTGAGCGTGGCCGACGCGGACGACTACTTCGCCGGCCGGTACGACCCGGACCAGGCGTGGACCACCTTCGACGAGGCCACCAAGCAGGCGCTCATCGTGAGCGCGACCCGCGACCTCGACGCGCTGACGTGGGGCGGCCTCCTGGCCTCTACCGCCCAGCCGCTCGCCTGGCCGCGCCAGGGCGTGTTCGACGCCGAGGGCCGCCAGTACCCCAGCGACGACTTCCCCGCGCGCCTGCAGGCCGCGACGCTCGAGCTCGCCGCCTGGAAGTGGACCGAGCCCGACCGCTACCTCTCCGACGTCGACCTCGCGCAGGTCGAGTCCGTCTCCGTCGGCCCGCTGGACGTGAAGGCGCTCAAGGGCGCCGCCACCTTCCCGCCCGCCGTGTCCGCGCTGCTCAGGGCGATGGGCCCGGGCGTGGTGATCGGCGGCCTGCCCGGCCAGGGTGCGACCTCGATGCGGATGTACCTGTGATCGACGTCAAGCTGTACCGGGGCATCGGGACCGCCAGCGGCGGCGCCCCCGCGTCCTCCATCCTCGTCGAGGACTGGAACATGAAGCTGGACCCCGGCTATGACGTCTTCTACTACCCCACCAACGAGGGCCCCGCGGCCCCGCTGGTGCGCGACCCCGACCCCGCCAACCAGGTGCTGTCCTACCCGGTCCACACCTACTTCGCGATCACCGGCGCGTACTCCGCGCTGAAGAACGTGCGGCTGGGCGTGTCGCTGACGACCGCGCCCCAGGCGCAGGCGCAGGTCTTCTACAAGCTGACGCACGTGTACGAGACGCCGGCCGCGGCGTTCGACGGCGACATGGCCATGCTGGCCGGCGTCGACGGCGCGCCCGTGGAGACCGTCCTGTTCCCGCTGCTCTCGACGACCGGCCCGACGGCCGCGACCTCGCGGGCGACCACCTACCAGAACCCCGACGGGACCGTCACCCTGTACACGCAGTTCTTCGTGTCGCAGGTGCGCGTCGCCGCCGGCACGGCCCTCGGCAACACCGCCGAGCTGCGGCTGCGCCTGAGCGTCGACGAGTACGACCCCGCCTACACCAGCTGAGGAGAGACGAGATGGCCGCCGGCAAGCGCAACATCGTGATCGAGAAGAAGGCGACCTTCCGCCAGGTCGACGTGCTGTACTCCGGCACGCCGACGAAGCTCAACCCCACCGCGGCCGACGTCGCGCAGGACGTCGCCGACGACGTGCTCGTGCCCGTCGACCTGACCGGCGCGACCGTGTCCGCCAAGGTGAAGCGCCAGGCGTCCGACGCCTCGCCCGTCATCGCCATGACCGCGGCCGTGACCGACGCGGCCGGCGGCGAGTACACCCTGTCCCTCACCGCCTCGCAGACCGCCTCGCTGGCGATCTCGCAGGGCGTGTACGACGTGCTCGTGACCTTCCCCTCCGGCGAGGCGCTGAAGGTGATCGAGGGCACGGTCCGCGTCGACGCCACCGCCTCCTGACCGCCGAGAGCCCAGAGACATGAGCACCCCCATCACCGTCGTCCCGCGGGACGAGCAGTTCACCGTCGTCGAGGACGCCGGCCGCACCCAGGTCGTCGCGACCGGGCAGACCATCAACGCCGGCGGCGGGGGCGGCTCCGGCTCCGTGACCAGCGTCTCGGGCACCGCGCCGATCCAGGTCGCGACCGGCACCACCACGCCCGTCGTGTCGATCGCCGCCGCGACCACCTCGGCGCCGGGCTCGATGAGCGCGGCCGACAAGGCCAAGCTGGACGGCGTCGCGGCCGGCGCGACCGCCAACGCGGGCACCGTGACGAGCGTCTCCGTGGCGACCGCGAACGGCGTGTCCGGCTCCGTCGCGACCGCGACGACCACCCCGGCGATCACCCTGACGCTGGGCGCCATCACGCCGACCTCGGTCGCGGCGAGCGGGAGCGTGACCGGCGCGAACCTGTCCGGCACCAACACCGGTGACCAGGACCTGTCTGGCTACCAGCTGACGTCGGGCCTCGGCACCGCGGCCTTCCAGCCGACCTCCGCCTTCGCCACCGCGGCGCAGGGCGCGGCCGCCGACTCGGCCGTCCAGCCCGGCGACCCGGTCTCGGCGCTGGCCAACGACGCGGGCTACACGGCCAACGCCGGCACGGTCACGTCCGTGAGCGGCGTCGGCGCCATCCACGTCGCGACCGGCACGACCACCCCGGTGATCTCCGTGGACGCGGCGACGACCTCCGCCCCCGGCACCATGTCGGCCGCGGACAAGACGAAGCTGGACGGCGTCGCCGCCGGCGCCACCGCGAACGCAGGCACCGTCACCTCGGTCAGCGGGACGGCGCCGATCGTCGTCGCCACCGGCACCACCACCCCGGCGATCAGCATCGACCCGGCGACGACCTCGGCCGCGGGCTCCATGTCGGCCGCCGACAAGGCGAAGCTGGACGGGGTCGCGCCGGGCGCCACGGCCAACGCCGGCACCGTGACCAGCGCGTCCGTCGTGACCGCGAACGGCCTGGCCGGCTCGGTGGCCACCGCGACCACCACCCCGGCCATCACCATGTCGACGACGGTCACGGGCATCCTGAAGGGCGACGGGACGGCGATCAGCGCCGCCGCGGCGGGGGACTTCCCCACCCTGAACCAGAGCACCACCGGCACCGCGGCCAACGTGACCGGCACCGTCGCCGTCGCGAACGGCGGGACCGGCGCGACCACCCTGTCGGCCAACGCGGTCCTGCTGGGCAACGGCACCTCCGCCCTGCAGACCGTGGCGCCCGGCGCCACCGGCAACGTCCTGACGTCCAACGGCACGACCTGGGCCAGCTCGGCCCCGGCCGGCGGCTCCACGACCAACACCTACAAGGAGGCCGTGCGCGTCGCGTCGACCGCGAACGTGACGCTGGCCTCGGCGGTCGAGAACGGCGACGCCATCGACGGCGTGACGCTGGCGACCGGCAACCGCGTGCTCCTGAAGAACCAGACGACGGCCTCCGAGAACGGGATCTACGTCGTCAACGCCTCCGGCGCCCCGACGCGGGCGACCGACTTCGACGCGACCGGCGCGGAGGTCGCCAACGGCGCGATCATCCCCGTCCAGGCCGGCACCGTCAACGGCGGCTCGCTGTGGCAGCTGGTCGCGAACGGCGGGACCATCGGCAACAACTTCGTGTTCGCCCCGGTCGGCTCGTTCTTCATGACGCGCCAGAACATCATGACCCCGCCCATCGCCACGGGCGGCAACACCATCGTCGCGGGCGGTTCGGTGAACGCCGGTGCGGTGACCGGCTCGGTGCTGATCGGCTTCAATGCCCAGGCTTCCGACAATAACTGCGTCGTGATCGGCGGCTCCTCGGCGAGCGGCAACCTGAACTCGGTGTCCATCGGCGCGACCGCCCAGTCCGGCACCCGCAGCGTGGCCATCGGCTCCTCGGCCAACGTCGCCAGCGCGGTGTCCATCGGCGAGGCGCTGACCAACTCCAACGTCAGCTCGATCGCGATCGGCCAGAACACCAACACCGAGATGAGCGGCGAGTTCTCGCTCGGCTTCGGCACCTTCGCCAGCGTGGGGGACTTCAAGGTCTGCACCCTGGGGATGCGCATGCAGACGACCAACGCGACCCCGACCGAGCTCGGACTGTCGACCGCCCGCTCGGCCGACACCGGCCCGGCCGGCCGCATCGTGCTGGCCAACAACGCCGCCTACATCTTCGACTGCGACATCGTGGCCCGCCAGAACACCACCGGGGACATGTCGGCGTGGAACCTGAAGTTCGCCATCAAGCGCGGCGCCAACGCGGCCGCGACGACCCTGATGGGCTCGCCGACGGCCACCCTGATCGCGCAGGACTCCGGCGCCTCGGCGTGGGCGGTGGCGGTCACGGCGGACACGACCAACGGCCGGCCGGCCATCGGCATCACCGGCGAGGCCTCGAAGACCATCCGGTGGGTGGCCAACGTGCGCATGACGAAGGTGGGCGGCTGATGAGCGACCGGTTCGACGACCTCGACGACAGCGGCCGCCCGCGCCAGCCGGCGCCGCGTCCGTACCCGGCCCCGGCGCCCTACCAGCCGCCGGCCCCGCCCGGCTCCGCCGTGGACAAGGTGAACGCCGTGACCGGCCTGCTGGGCGCCCTCACCCTCGGCCGCCTCGCGCTGGCCGCGGTCGCCGGCTTCCTCGGCATCGTGGGCTACGCCGGGTGGGAGCAGCGCGCCGCGGTCGCCGCGGCCGTCGTCAGCTCGCCGGTCCTCCTGTCGGCCCTCGGCGGCGGCGTCCTCCTGGTCGGAGTCGGCCTGGTCTTCCGCGCCCTCGTGACGCGCCTCGAGGAGCTCAACGCCCGCCGCGTCGACGACCTCTCCGCCCGCCTGCGCGAGGTGGAGGAGGAGCTGGTCGCGTGCAAGGTGGAGTGCAAGGCCGAGGCCGTCGCGACGCACCAGGCCATCAAGGCCGCCCTCGAGCGCATCGAGGGGAAGCTGGGAGGCTGACCATGACGGCCACCACCCACCGCGTCAACCGCCAGGCCCACGCCGCCACCCGCCTCGTGCTCGCCCTCGGCGCCCTGCTCGTCCTCGTCCCGCTCCTGCTCATCTTCGGGCCGGCGCTGGAGGGCCGCTACCTGCCGATCGTCCGCGGCGTGCAGGTGGAGCTGGTCTCCGAGGACGGCGACCGCATGGTCTTCCACGCCGTCGGCGAGAAGGTGCGCGCCTGCAGCCTGACCGACGTCAAGGTGCTGGTGGCGGACAAGCCCGGCGACGTGCCCAGCAAGGGCGTGATCTACCCCATCGACGACGGAGTCGGCCCGCGCCAGCGGCCCCTCGGCCTGCAGGACCTGGGCGTCTGGTCCATCCAGCCGGTCGGCGGCCACCTGCAGATCCAGGGCACGTACCGCTGCCACCCCCTGTGGGAGACCGTGGTGCGCGTCGGCGAGTGGAGGCGGCCGTGACCTGGCTCCTCTCCCTCCTGCCCGGTGGCCTCGGCGCGCGCCTCGGCCTGGCCGGGCTCGT